TTATAGAAAAAAGGTAATGTCATTTCTGCACCTTCATTATTCTGTGGAAATATCCAAGAATGAGGACGCTGAGAATATGGCATCAATTCACCACTAGCATTAGTTACAACTGTACCAGAAATAGTTGATGATAAAGGTAAATAATTCATAAGCATAGCACCATAGTAAAATGGTGAAGCATTAATCAAAACTTTAATTTTTAAATCACACCTTAAAAAAGCATAATTATTTAATTTATTCTTGATACGAGAATCATTGAAGAAATCAAACCATGGATTATACGTTCGTGTAGTAGCCACAGCATCAGTTTCTAACCAAGTAAATGTTCTTATATTCACTGGACGGGCAAAGAAATTCCCCAATTCAGTATTAACAGCAACATCATCAGCAATTGTTACAGCATCAATAACTGTTGCTAAACCTGATTTGGTTCCTTCATTTTCATCATGAAAGGTGACAACTTCTTGAGCACTACTTACAGCTGAACCGCCACCAGCTAAAACCATAGTCTCAGCTGATGAAATATCAGAACTCTGAATTTCAAATGGACATTTACGAATCTCTAGATACATATCTAGATCATCAAAAATATCCTTAATTCGGCTTGCTTCATAACGAAGAACCGAACGTCTAAATTTTTCAGCAGGATCAAGAGTTATTTTAAATAACTCACAATATGCCGCTAATTCTTGAGACTCAGGTTCATCACCTCTAATATGAGATATTTGTTCCCAAGAAAGCTCACTATCATAAGCTGGTGGTACTGGAATATCTTCAGATTGAATTTGCATAATATCTTTTATGCATTTTGAGCACGTACAACCCTTAAGCATGTTAGCTTTAGTTTGAAGTACATCCCAATCGTTACGACCTTTATTTTCAGCCGAACGAAATATATTTTGCGTAGTTTTAGTCTTACGCTGACTATTTTTATTTAATTGATTACCGAGTCGATTTACGACGCTATGAGAGACTCCTTCCATAGCGAAGTTATGCTTTCCTTCCTCCGACCAACTGGCGGATTCTCTAAAAAGAGACTTCGGGGAACGCCCGAGTGGGTTATAGAGTGAGTCCATTCTCTCGCTTACGTTGAAAACATAATTGATAGCAGACGAGCAGTCACTACTCACACTAGGAACTTCTTGGTTAAGACATAGTTCCAAAGGCCCTTTAGTATTTGATACTAATTCGTTACTGATTTTTCTAGGTACAGTTAGACCTAATGAGGATTTCCAAAATTGACATCTTAGAAATTCCCATGTCGGAAACATATGTGCTTCCACATAATTTTCCATATCAAATTTAGTTACCAATTTGCGAAGATAATTTCTCTTAGTGAGAAACATATCTTTACCATGATAAAAATATTCTCTTAAAGCAGAATCAATAGTTGCCATACATTGTGCTTTAGAATCTAAACTCTTTGATTTAACATTAATCATTAACATTTTTTCAATAGAATCAATTTCTAAAGGACAAACAATAGCTCCTATATCTTCATTCCAAACAAAAATTCTTTTTAAAAAAGAAATTTCAGAAATAGGAATAAAAGGCACAGATTTTGCTTTCTTGTCAGCCATAGTATAAGTAATACCTACCTCAGCTAACATCTCAGAAACACTCGTATGATTATACCATTTAGCATCATCACTTACTGATACAGCACCATCATCACCATAAGTGACTGCATTCACATTTTTAAAAAATGAATCACACTCATGTTCTGGATTTAAAATGTAATAACAATACATCAAGTAAAGAATATTTACTAGACAATTAATTATTACAGTCAGAGGATTACCCGAAGGATTACCTCCCATAAATGAAACTAAAGTTCCATTGAAGTCGGTCATTGCAAAAGCAGTATCATATGCTATACACATAATAACTTTTACATCTTCTTCAGAATATCCGGCCGCTTTACAAATGTCTGATAAAATTTCAAACGCTCCTAAAACTGCAATAGGGGGCATACGTTTATCGAATTTCCCATAATCACCAGCAAATTTATTTGGGTGTTTATTAAGAAAATCAAATAATTGTTCCCATTCTAAAGAATGACAATTAACTCCTGGCATACTCATAAAAATAAACCTATTTTTCTGAATGAGACGAACAGTACTAAGTAAAAACATTCTAACTACAAGACTCCAATCAATTGGAGCACCAGCAAATATACGAATTTTACCCATTTCCGCTTTTTCAAAGGACACAGGTTCATCTTTAACAGAG